AGAAGTTAAATGAAATATTTGATGAGATAGATCAACAAGCTGAAGTTGGTCAATTCACTCAAGATGAACCAGCACAAGAAGATCAAGAAGTAGAGCAAGAACAGATATAATGAATGTCGGATATAGTAAAAGATGCAACTTTTTATCGAATCAAGCAAATAGAACTTGCTGAAGCCGAATATTACAAATCACTTATAGCAACATTAGATAGAATAGAACGAGAAGTAGTTTCTTCTGCATCAAGATTACCTTTAACAGATGGTAAGTTAGTAGAACTTCAAGCGGCTATTGCAATCAGACCACAAATCAAATCTATTCTTGAAAGAGAATATTTAGCTTGGTCAGATACAGTTGTTAGAGATGGTTTTAACAAACAAGCAAAAAGAATAGAAAAAGCATTTAAAAGAATTGGTAATATACCACCACAGTTTCAAGAACTTACAAAAGGCGATTTAGCATTAATACAAAATCTAAAGCAACAATACTTTACACAATTTAAAGATGTATCAAACACATTTACTAGAAGATTATCAGAGAAAGTTTATCAGAATACATTAGTTGGAAGTGAATTTGCAGTTTTAGAAAAAGAACTTAGACAAACAATAAATGGCATCTATGCTAGTTCAGATGACCCAGAAATTCAACGATTAGTTAATTTTGTAAATGAGAATAAATTTAAGAAA